ACCGTTTGCCAGGTTCGACGTGGTGAAGGTCAGCGGGCCGGTCAGAGTGATCGTGTCCACCCGTCCGTGCTGCACCGCCAGATCCAGGTCAACCGTCGCGGCATAGGTGATCGTGCCGAATCCAGTCGGCGCCTGTAGACCCGCCGTAGACGTGGAGACTAGGGGGAGTGTTACGCCGCTGCCCGTGGAACTACCTAAAAAGCGCGTGTCGCCGCTGTAGGTGAGATTGGTGGGCTCGTTGGCTTGCGCTCCTGATGCAACCGTGGCAAGCTTGTCCGCCTCTGCAGTGGTGAAGGCTTGAAAGCCACTGGCATGGACCACGGCCAGCTCCCCAGAAGCCGTGATAGGGCTTCCCGAAACTTCCAACCCGCTAGGCATGGTTAGCGCAACTTGCGTGACGGTCCCAACGTTGGCCGTTGCGCCAGAAGCAACACCATCTAGCTTTGCTTGGTTCGCTGCACTCAACAAGCCGTCCCCGCTTGTCGTAGCCAGTGGCAATATCACCCCACTGCCAGTAGAGCTATTTAGCTCTCGCGTTGCAATGACATAGGAAAGGTTGGTATTGCCGTCAACAGTTTCGCTTTCCCATTCTGAACCATTCCACACTGGTGTTTGACCGCTCGCCACTCCGCTAACGGCAACAATGTCATCAATTCTGACATTCCTTGCCGCGCCTTGCAGCGCATCAACTTTGACGGTTCCAAAGGCCATGGCTTAAACGATTGCCCAAACGGCACCAGAAGGAACAGTAATAGTTACACCAGAGACTATGGTGACAGGCCCTACGGATAAACCATTTCTATTCTCCTCTAGCGTAACATCCTCGCTAAGTGTTTGAGCAGGTTGCAGTATGTCACCATTAACAATGCCACTACCAGGAGGCCCTTGAGGACCAACGGCCTTAACAGTTACAATTGCAGTGGTGGGCGCTGTGACTACAGTGCGGCAGCCACGCTCAGTAACCGTTATTGATACTGAACGATGGACGAGGGAAACATTCATGGCCTATAACTAAGCCCCGTGTTCCATTTTGCAGTGCCTTCCAGCAGATAGTATTTTTTACCACTAGGCTCTGTCACCAACACGTCATAACGTCCCTGTTCAGTAATGCCGCTCGTCACCGTATCAGACAGCTTCAGCTTAAACATTCCACTTTCTTGCACTTGCCATTCAAGGTCAAAAGTGGCCAAGCGTTCCGTGCCTGTCCTGTTCCAAAGCTGTGCATCCACGTCAAATCCCGTCATATCAACCAACACGCCATCGCCATCGGCATATTCCACCTCCAGTTCAAACGAAGCCCCTTGATAGATTGTTGGATCGTAAGAAGCAGGCTTCTGCATGACTGTTCAAAGTATCGCCTCTATTCTAAACAGTCAAGCGCTTGCGCTACTTTGCGCTACTCCTCATTCGTTCTTTTCATTGTTCCATCTCCTTGGCGAAGAAAGCCATACTCATCTTCCATTTGCGCAAATGCGTCAAGAATGGTAGTAGGCATGTAGCCTGTTGCTATGGCAAAGCGAAAAAAGCCGTCGCACAATGCACGCGCATTGTCATTGGAAATGGTCATATTGATTTCCTCGTAGGCAGGACCAAAGTCTGCCTCTTCAGTGGAGAAGCGATGGGAAAAGGAAATGGTGTTGACGAAGGCCACTGCGCAAAAGAAAAGGCCACCAAACGGTAGCCTCTTGCTTGCTGCTTGTCAACTAATGTTTGCCTTGGCCAATACGCAGCTTGCGCCTGTGTGATGGCTTGCTGTTGTGGCCATCGCCTTGTCTAGTCGTTTTAGGTGGGCCTGGTTGATGCTGCCGTTTAACAGCGCCACTACCGCCCTTGGTCTTAACCGTCAATTAACCAGCCTCCAAAAAAAACGGAACAGCGCCAATGTTAATTGGCACCAAGCGATCAGTAACGACGCCACTAGCAAAAACCACTCCTCCTTTGTCCACTAGGTGCTCTGTTGTCAAGCCACTAGGCGCCTCCATTGCGCTAGTCGTTAGCTCAAATTGCCCTGCTTGATAGTCATGCTCAAACAATGGGTCGGAAGATTCTTGCGGCACCACCCCACTAACTTTCACTTCTACGGCAGACATGGCGCCTTTATTTGTCCAGGTGCCAGTAATTGAATCGCCAGCTTTGTCAACATATAAGGCAAGGTTGACGCCGCTAGTAGTTGTATTGATAGTGTCAATTTGCTGCTGGTAATTCCCAGTGGAGCCTGCAATGCGTTGTATGTCTACATTGGTGAGGCCAGCACTTTGAAACAAGCCACGAATGCGCTCATAGTCAGCCGTTGCAAGACCAAGATTGATCCTCGCCTGCGTTGGCGAAGTGAGGTCTGAAAGGTTGTTACTGCGAACAAGTCCTCTAGTCATTCTTCTTCTGCATTAAGCTCATAGTTTGGCACCACCAAAATACCAGACAGTCCGTTGTTGCTGATGATGGCATTAAGCTCTGCCTGGTCCTCTGCCGTCAGCTCAATTTCATTGTCAATGGAAGCAAAAACGGTGTTGATGCCTGCAATAAAAGGACGACCAGCACGAGCATCTGCCAAAAAAGCAATTAGCTCGGTGGCATCCACGTTCGCTTGAAGGCTTGTCACAGCAGCAGCGCGAGCCTTGCCATAGGCTTGGCTTGTCATCAAGCTTTCGCTAAGCCCTTGCCAGTTGGCGCGTTTCAATGCTCGCTGCAAACTGGCGGCCTCAATCTCTTCTGACGACAAAGCAGTGATTTGCCATTGGCTGCCGTCCCATTGAGCTTTTTCTAGACGAGGATCAAGCAATGGTGCGTCAAATGGGCCAGAATAGCCAAGACTTTCTAGGCGTTCCGCAGAAGCCCCTTCAAGCCCTTCTGGCAACAAAGAAGGCGCGCCGCCGTGATAAGAAAAAAGTGCCATGGGATTAAGCCTGTATTGTCATTGTAATGCTGCTTGTCACCTGCTCAGCAGGGAACTCCAGGAAGCAGCGGTGCTTGCAGCCGCCTGATTGATGGCCGTACACCATGGCCCCGCTGCCGCCCCTGTGGCTCCCCCAACAAGAAGCACGCGCCACCCAGAAGCCGTAGTCGAGTTGTCAGTGATAAATGTCGTTGCAGTGCCGTTTAGTTGTGGAATGTAGAACAGCCCCGCTTGATCGTTAAAGCCTCCCAAGAACTGTCCAGTAAATGTGTCCGCATTGGCAATAGTTTGATAATTGCCAGCAGTGTCGTCCGCGAAAACGTTTTGGTTTAGAGCTACTCTGCAAGTGTTGTTTGCTGTGCCCATATTAAAGCCATGGCACCATCGCCAAGTGCCAGCGTAGTAATGCTCCACCCCTCGCCATTGCATTGCCGCGAGCTGATCCGCGCCAGCCGTAGAATGGCGACCATCAGTGGTGTTATTAAAAGTGCGATTGCCTTTGTCGTTGAGAATGCCAAGTTGATAATCTCGTGAACCGGCATTGGCGTCAGGCGTAAAACCTGTGCCGTCACGCCCTCTGCCAATTCCAACGTCGGGGTCTTGAATGAAAAAGTTGCGATATTCCATCGCAGTGAGTAACTGGCAGGCGTTCCATAGCGCATAGTCGCCATTGGCCCAGCCAGAAGCAATGGCGCGAGCCCTTGTTAAGCCGGTGGCGCGAGTGTGGCTTGTAAACACGCCAGAAGCCGTGATGCTCTGCAGAACAGTGCCGTCAGTCGTAGCAGGATAAGCTGCAATGTAGCGGTAGCGGATGGCAGTGCCTGCATTGAAATCGCCGCTTGTTGTTGCAGTGCCGCTAATTGTGTAGTAACCAAAGGCACTACCATCCCATACTCTTGTAACACCACTGGCGTCTCGCAGCGTGGTGTAAGGCGATGGTTCAAAGACAGTAGTATTGGTGCCGTCAATGTAAACAGTGCACTCCTCTGTTGTGTCACCACTGGCCCAAAATGCAGGATGCCTAATCCACTTGTCTTTCTCGCCAGCGCCAAGCAAGTCGTATTGCTGCTTAGGAAGCACGTAATACACGCGCAACGGATCGAGCGGGTCAGTGCCTGATGGTGACAGCAGTTTGTAATTGCCGCTCACGTCTGCACCAGCAGCATTTTTCCAGCTCAAACCGTCTGTCCAGTCAACGCGCACAAAGAACTCTGGTACTTCCACCATTACATTGCCGCTGGCTGCGTTGGTGATAATGCCCGTGGCCGTGACAGTGCCACTGGCAGGAGCAGTGCCGCTAACCGTTGGAACAATACACTCCCACACGGCTCCAGCGTGCGTCACGCGATTGCGGAAGGCGTAGACAGTGCCACTAGCCCAAGCGCCAACGCCTTTGCGGATGTAGCTATTGGTGGTGCCATTGCCTGCCTTGTTTTCGCCTTCAAAAATCTTTAGCCATGGACCGGCCAAGAAGTTGCTATCGTCTCCATCTAGAAAGTAGTTAACAAAGCCTGATGGGTGAAGGCCAACGCGCCTCATGCCGCTTTGCACGCGCAAGTCAGGCTGCGTTGTATAGCCCGATCCTGCAGCCGATGGTCCCGTAAACGTGGAAACGTTCAGCGTGTTTCTATATTCGTAATACGTGTCGTTGGTTTGATTCCAGATGAATGGCGTGGTGTCCACCATGATGTCTGTAAAGAACGGACTAGCGCTCACGCCTAAATAGGCCGTAAGGCCACTCACTGTTACTTTCTTGTTGGGCTCGCTAATGTCTCCTGGCGTTTGGATGGGGAACGCATCTGCATCGCTCAATGAAGATCCAACGTCAGTAAGCTGAGAGATTTTTGACATTGCTAACCAAGAACAAAGGGAGAGCCGTCTTCCAACAGAAGGCTTTGTCCGTTTTCTAATTCTATGGGCTGGGAGCGGTCAGGGTCGAAAGAGAAGTCATATCGCCACTTGAAATACTCTTCCATGGTATTCAGCTCGCGCAAGTCAAGCGTTCTATTGAAGAAAGCAACGGCAAACATGGACCCGCCTAAGAATCCTGCGGTGCCCCCAGCATTTGCACCAAGCGTGTAGACGCTACCAGGGTCGTAAGTGATGGTTGGAGCAAAAGCGTTATTAAGCAGCCCTTGCCTCCTGCCATTGATCCTTAGCTCTAAGCCAAAGGCTTGACTGGCCCGAACGCTAAACACAAAAGTGCCGTTAGTAGGCATCCTTTCAGGAAAGCCTGAACGCAGTGTGCTTGTGAACAAACCAAAGTTGCCATTGCCGGTGCCAGTGCGCCACCTGTTGCTGGCATTGTTAAGCGTGCCTAGCAAGTTGTAAATAGAATTGCCTCTTGCACTAGGCTCTCCCAATGCTGCAACAATAATGACTGTTGCACCTGTCGGGAATAAGCTTGAAATGTTGCCAAAGCTTAGGAAGTCATTGTTGCCATCAAACACCACCGCAGGCTTGCCATTCAAGCTGTTCTCCACGAACAATGGTCTATTGGCGCTGCTTTCTTGGCTGGCACGTCCTCGCCCTAATACATCCTCCCATCGCCTCACTGCACCACCTTCCTGCACCACTGGGCTGTACTCGCTGTCCAGCCACAGCACGTTGCCTTCGATTTGCACAGGAGAAGGCAAGTATAACGGGCTAAGTCGCTCGTCCCAAGATGGCTCTTCCTTGACAATCAGGAAGCGTTTGTAGCGAACGAAAAAGTTGTTCCACGCAGGAGTGATGCCTTGGTAGTTGAAGCCGCTAACAGTAGTGGTGTCAGCCGTGACAGTGCCAAGCTTGTACTCGCCGCCTTGGCTAAAACCAGAAGCCGATGGAGGGGAGAAAAATGATTCAACAGAAGGCGCAAAAATGCTATTGGCAGCATTTGCATAGGGCCTGTCATTGTTGACGGTTTGAGCAAGAATTGTACCTACGCCCGTGTCACCATTCTTTTTGACTTTGCCCAAAAGCCCCGCAAGAAACACAGTGGCGCCTGATGCGCTTGCATTGATTTGATCCTCCAGAGGAGCCCTTAAGCCTGCAATGGCAAAGTAGTCCGCCGAGGTGATGCCTGCTGCTGCCGTATCAACAAGCAGCGGTAAGTCATTGCGGCTAATCCCGAGATTGTCCCATGCACGATTTCTGTCAAGAATCTCAGACAGGCTATTGGCAGCACGAAAGCCAAACTGTTGCGCCATTAGCTACGCCCCGCCTTTGCATACAAAACAAGGCTATCACTTTCAACGGGGATAGCTCGTTCAGGAGCAGCGATTGTTCCTGATGGCATGGCATCTTGAAGCCTAAGCTCTTGCGGTATCCCCAAAGAGGAAATCAGTAAAGGAGCCGTGGCTGTAGAGCCAGAAAACGGGCTTCCTGATATTGATGCCACGCCAACGCCATTCACTTGCAAACTACTTCCGTCCAATGCGCCGCGAGAGAGTGCGTAGTTCCCTTCAGAGACCGGCGATGCCTTGAGCAGGGCATTGTCCTGCAGGACAGTGCCGGAGCTTGCTGCAGCCGCTGCAGCGCTAATGCGAGGCTGTGCAGCGCTTGTCAGTCCTCTTGTGCGAATGAAATCGACAGCAGAAGCGCGGCTGGCTCCATTCAGCGCAAGAATGTCGCCTGCAGTGAGACGAAAGGAAATAGGACTGGAGGCAGTTACAGGCTCCCCTGACGTGGGCTTGTAGTCTGTCAAAAAATAGCTAAACTCTACACTTGCTCCCCATAGAAAAATACCAGACAAGCCATCGGGGGTTTGCGGAGCAAAGCCAGTTATGATCCTAAATCTGATTGCTGTTTGAGTGGAAAGAGTTGCGCCAAGACTTAGCCGAGACCAGCCATTGTCTAAATTGATAATTTGAGCGAGAAAAGGCTCGCCACTCTCCTCCCCGGTAATAGTATTTACGTCCAAATTGTAACCACGACTGGTTAATACGCCCCCTCCCACTGGCTCCAGTCTGAGGCTCAATCTTGTAAACTCGCTAGGTTTGGCAAATACTGAAAAGATTGCCGCCGAGGCATTGGGCGGGCGCTGAATTAAAACATTCACGCTTCTCCCTACTCCCGTAGCCTCTAAGTCAGGAATCAGCTTGTCGGCAGTATTGGTGCCATTTGGGGCAGTCGTAACATTGCTTGCAACTGTTGATTGATTTTTTACCCACTCCGATGCCGCAAAATCCTCGCTTCTAGTGGCAAAGTTAGTCGTAGTAATTGTTGCGTTAACGCTTGCCCCTAGATTATTCCACGCTGCAGCAGGGTCCGCAACATCGCTCAAGTTTTGCGCTGCAATCAGTCCAGGCAGTGTCATTACTGTTCCTCCCAGTTCAACGTAGCACTTGCAACACCGCTTCCAGTTCTAGCAGTTGCCACCACAAACACAGCGCCGCTGTTAAAAGCAGTGCCTGGCTTGCCGGTGATGAACATCTTGTCAGGCCCAAAAAGCCCAGAAAGGTCAAACTGCTTGGTTTCTCCGCTGCCTACAAAGTACGTTGATATGCGCTGAGGACTGCGCAATGTCCGGTAGCCTTGCGTGTCTACAAGCACTGCAGACAATGGATCGGAAGATGATGCCTCAAACTTGTTGGCAACGTAAGTAGTGCCGCCTGCAGCAGCGCTATCTTGCGTAAGGCCGCTAACCGCCGACCAAGCGCTCACTGCCTGCGCAATGCCGCTGCCGGGGGTCTGACGCTCTTCTTCGTCGCCCAACACCACCACCACGTCATTAAGCTGCGAACTGTCCATGACTTCCGCGACAAGCGAAATAGGCCACAGTGAAGTGGTGCCTGAAATTGTCAGTGACACGCCATTTGTGGGAAGCGATGGGCCAGTAAAAGTGATGACACTGTTCGACGAGCCGCTAGGCACCACAATTTCAAAAGAAGCCTGCCGATAAGGACCAGTTGGAAACGCTTGTTCGCCAATCACATTTCCTTGAAGGTTGTAATTCAGTCCCGTGTAGCTGCTTGCAAACCACAGCGCATCGTCATAGCTTGCAGCGCCGCTCCACAATGCGCCTATGCGCCATTGCCCTCCACCACCATTGAAAAACACGGTGCCACGTTCCACTCCGCTAGGAATGACGCCACTAGCTAAAGCGCTTGCATTAAGCCGCGAAAGCCTGACGGAAGTTGTGCCAGCAGGAATGGGCCGATCAGTGACAATTTGCGAAGCACTGGCAGTAACAACGTGCGTGCTAAAAATGCCAGCACCAGTCACCCTTACGCGCCTGCCTTGGCGATAGTCAGTGGTGCCGCTTAGCTCTGCTGAAATGTCAGGAAAACTTCCATTCAGCACATTGTTCCCCACCCTAGTCACGGGAATTGCAGCGCTTGCTCCCCTCACCAGATTGGTGCCATTCCCATAGAAATAGCTTTCCCCTGCGCCAACGGCATTATCCTGTAACACCACGTCAAAACGCGCTGGCACCGAAGCAAAAGCAGCCAAGCTGACGGGATACACTGCCTTTTGATTGTCCACGCTATTGATGGTACCTTTCACTTGCAGCCCTAAAATTGTTCGCCCAGTGTCATCAATGGCTTTGGCTGCTTCCAGAGGAGCGCTGCCAATGGTCACCGTGCCTTTGTCGCCGCCATCAATGTAAACGCTGCTGCCATACAAGTTGATAAACGCTGGAGATTGTGCGCCTGCAGTGTTACGCGCTTGTATAAACATCTTCATAAAAGCGCTTCTCAAGCTAGGGAACTCAAGCTGGTTTTCAATGATTACATAGTGCAACGACACCCATCGAGCTTCATCATGGCCAACAGGCACAAAAGCAAAAAACTTTGCTCCAACTGCTCCGTACCAACTAAACTCAATTTTGAACATCGTCACCTTAGACAAGTCCAGCACCCATCCCGTACTGGTCTGGCCAATGCTCACTTGATCGCCATTCCACTCGCTGCGCGGAATCTTGATTTCTTCAGTGGCAGTGGTAATAGCATTGAACCGCCTGTAGATGATTGACAGGTCAACGCCACGATCTAACTGAAAATAGTAGCCGTCGCCATAGTCATTGCGGCAGCCCCATTGCACAACTTCCCCTTCATAATTACTACCTGTTGACATGCGAGTGCCAAACGTAAAGCCTGTCACTCTGCCAGGTTGATAACGGAATGCACGCTTGCTTTCCCAAAAGGCATTCATCACTCCATCAGTGAAGCCGCCAGGAAAACGCCCAGTGCCATCATCGGTGGGGAAAGCAAAGCTACTTGGGGGAGGGTAGCAGTATGCTTGGATGGCACTTTCGCTGGGCAAGTGGCGCCTAAACAGGCCAAACCTATCCCGCTCTGTCCATGCAATAGGGTCTTGGTTGTAAGTGTAAGCAAGGCGATTTTGCACGGGCGGACTAGGCGCCCATTCCTTGGTGTTGATGCCATAAACGTTGATAGCATCAAGCAAGCCAAGCGCAGTCTCTGCGCGTTCAACACCTAGCAACGTAACGGCCACTTCACTCTGCTGCCTGTTGGTAATGCCAATGGCGACAGACGACTCGTTGCTAATGACAAGCGGCACGTTGCGGCCATCAGCAGTCAACACCCTTGTCTGAACAGCATCCCCTATCAACGCCTCCTGCGTAGATGGATCAACAAGAAGCTGACCCGTAGAAAAATCAATCAGCTCACTTTCAACTGACACGCTGCCAGCGGGCTTGGCATCATCCGCAATTTGATACCGTTGCCGTAGATCGTCCATTCGCTCTCCTTACACTTGCTCTTCCCAGGTCAGGGATGCGCTTGCATTGATAGTGCCAGAAGATGATTCAGCAAACACATAAAGAGTGTCGCCAGTGATTGCAGTGAGAGGGTAGGAAAGATAATCCTTGTTGTAGCCAAAATAAGGAGACAAGTCAATGTCAATTCCGCCAGTCCCTACAAAGAACGTAGCAACAGTAGTGCCGCCGCTAATCGTTGTTACACCACTGGATACGGTTGATTCAATGGGGCTAAGCGTGTCAGTGCTGGAAAATGTCGGCGTACCTGATACCAGCGTCGGGTTTTTAATGAGCTTCACCACTCCACGCCCGCTAGTGCCCACGCCAAGGCGCGTAGGATACACTTGCATCCTGTTGCGAATGGAGTTGATGTTTTCCTTGGTGCGCAAACCAAGCAGCATCACGCCGCTAGTCGTAACGCTCCTGTCAGTGCTATTGCTAACACTTCGGGCAGTAATCGTACCCTTGTCGCCACCATCAATGTAGTAAGACGCACCATATTTATACACTGCATTTTCATTGCCGCTAGTAGCTTTTTGCACTAGGTAGGACATTGGCAGCGTAGGGTTGCCAAGGCTAGGGCTGGTAAGTTGGTTGGATGCCCTAATGTGGTGCATCCTCACCCATCGAGCTTCTCCCGCAGTAGTTGCATCAGGCACATAGACCAAGAAGTGGCCACCAACAGCACCGTACCAGCTATATTCAATCTTAAACATTGTGACTTTAGAAAAGTCAATGTCCCACACTGAACGGCGCGTGGCAATGTTCCCTTCGTCGTCCAGCACAAATGACGAGTTGCCATAGGACACCGATGGGGAAGAGGCCGTGCCACCAACGGTTACAGTGAAACTATTGCGGCCAGGCGTGCGGTCTGCGTAGTATTGCGTGCGTGTTTCTGCATCAAGCCGGTCATGGCTGAAAAACTTACGCGGCACCCTGTATTCGTAGGTGTAGCGGTAGTCGTCAGGGACCGTCAAGAAAGCCGCAGCCACGCTTGCCGTACCATTGGAAGCAGCATTGCCGCCGATGTTGTTGCCGACGCCTCGGAGGCTTAAATCAAACAATGCAGCATGGATGTAGGTGAGGCCAGCGCGGACAATTACTAGATCAGTGCCAGCCGTGCCAATATCACCATCGCCAAAGTTCGGCGTACGAATGCCTATTTCATTGCTCTCAAAAGCACTGGACCGCCTCACGCAGTAAAAGTTCAGCTCCTTGTCAGCAATGCTCGTTTGCCCGCCGCCTTGCACTTCGACGTAGTAACCATCACGCTTATCAAACGCACCAAACTTCTTAACGTCTGTGCGATCAGTGGTGGTGTTCGCCCTCACGCCAAAGGTTGCAGCACTAACGCGCCCTGGCTGGTAACGGAAGAATCGTTTGCTGCCTAGGATTTGATAGGCATTGGTATCACCAACGGCAAGCACAACCTTTGCTGCGCTTTCAGACGGTAGGTGCGTAGTGGCGCCCGTGCCTTCGCTCTGCCATTCGTTTGGGTTGATGTCGTAAGTGGTAACGTCAGCAAAGATGCCCAGCGCCACTTCAGACCGTGGAATGCCAAGCAAGCTCAGGCTGACTTCGCTGATCTGCTGATTCTGCACCTCGACAGGCACAGGCTCCTGATCGCTGGCAATGACTACTGGTAGGCTATCTTTTGCGCGTTGCGGACCTGGCGGGATTGGTGCCGTCCTGCCAACGGTTACAACTGCTACGCCTTCTTTTAAGTCTGCCATGGATCAGGGGAAACAATTGGCAATCGTGGCGCCAACATTGATGTTGCCTATGGCCACTGTGTCTTGCTTGAGTCTAAAGACACTGCCCCCAATTGCGGCATTGGTCACGCCAGACAGGGCAGCAATGGTAAAAGAATAAGGGGCCAAGTAGGAAAGATTGGTCAATCCGCTGTAAATGCGAGCACTTGTGCCGTTGTAGTTAATGCTTGATTCTGCAGTGTCGCGGAAAACCACTCGCTCAGAACTGCCCAAAGTATGGTTTGCCTGCGAAACAAACGTGCCTGCATTCACTTCTACCAAGTCTGCAAGCTTCTCTTCTCGCTCAATACGTACTTCCCAGAACAGAACTGGCCTAACTTGCTCAGTGTAGACCGATGGGAAAAAGACGCCTTGTGGCTGAATGGTCTGCAGCTCTTCCCACAGTTGATTAGTTTGAGAGGAAGTCAGCCAAAACCTAATCCGCCCTGCATTCAGCGGTTCTTGCTCTTCAATGTTGAAATCAAGAATCTGGGAAGTGACACCATTTGTGTCAGTCTTCCATACGCTTGCGCACACTTGCACCACTGACAAATCAAACGGCTCGCCATCAAAATCTTGCAACAGCAGGCTGAAGCCGTCGAAAAAGTCTCTGCGCAACAGCGTCAGATCAATGCGAGGGGCAATGGATGTGGCAAGGAATTGCGACATTAGACAACCACTTCCCTGTAAGAGAGCATCACACCGTAGTTAGTGGTGCCGCTTACCAGAACTGCGTTAATCTTTTCGCCAGCAACGCTTTCAAAAAGACCAAGATCGCTGGACAATGTGATATTACCGTTGGCTCCAAGACGAAAAGTGGGCGTAACGTCAGCGGAGGCCCCGCTTTGCAGTTTGACGGCGCAAGCCGTTCTAGCAGTAATTGCCATTGCCGTCACCCTTAGCTTGGTACCAGCAACAGCAGCGATTACGTCTGCATTGCCGCTCGCATTGACAACAGCACTCCGCAAGTCCCGCGTAAAGCTGTCATTGAAAACCAAATAGGGATCACTGACGGAGCCGGTGCCTGCCGCTTCCACATAGGCAGAGTTGCCAGCAGCGTCTAGTCCGAAAATGCTCATGGTCAGATTACCAAGAAAAGGTAGCGTTGGTTCGGCACTTGCCTGCCATCTGCCAATCTTACAGTCTGGCCTGTTGAAAAATCAAAAGCAAGAGGACTGGAAGGTGTAACAATGCTGTAGGCCCACGGGGAACGTGCACCATCAGTGCCAATTGTAGCCACTCTTATTTGATACACGCCGCTTTCTGCGTCAACATCAGCAGGAAAACGAACAAAATTGGTTGTCGTAATGCCAATAGGTATCCACACGCCATCCTCCAAGTCCAGATATTCCACTTCAAACGCAGCAATCAGTGGATTGTTCTGCAGGCCATTCCAGCAAACGCCAGGATTGATGGCAAAGTCAAAGAGCGATGGGGAGGAGTATTTAGGGAACTCCCAGGCCACCTCGTTGTAAGACATTAGCTTGGCGCTCCAAGGATGATGCTTCTGTTGTCAATCACTGGCAGCGCTCTCTGCTGAGCGTTGCCAATCCTAGCCGTGCCAAGAATCGTGTCATTATCAGCCAAGGCAAACTTGTCTTCTGCATAGGTGACGGCATTGACAGTTACCACTCCGTTGTCCTCTGCAGCCGACAGCACTCTGAACTTCCTGGCGCCTTGACTGTTCTCTTGCAGCACCCACACGGCTCCCGCCTGCGGAGCAGTAGAGAATCCAGGGGATACGGTGATGGCAGCCTTGGTGCCGCTTCCAGATGTGACTGTGCGCGTTTGAGCAGTGCCGTCAGGCAGCATCACGCTTAGGCTGTAAGCAGCGCCAGTAAAAGCAAAGTCGGCATCCAAAACCAAGCTAGTGGTTGTGGCGCTAACAAGCCTGCCGCCATAACGCTTTTGCCCTTTAGCGGGATCTGCAATGCCAATGATTTCCCCTGGCATCAAGAAGAAGCCTTCTGCAGCCACCTTAAACGTGACCGCCTCTGTTTCTAGCTGGTCCGTTAGCAACGCCCATCGGCCAATTCTTTGTGCTTGCCCTTGCGTGGTGGTGCCGAAAGCGCGAATGCTTAGCTCGTTGTAGCCATATCGTTCCAGTCCTGCCCTGTCTTCAACGTATTCAACCTTTTCTTTGTAGAAGTCATCAGGATCATTCCAGCTAACAAGCGCAATAGTTTTCCTTGCTTTTCTAGCAGTGCCTTCATAGGCAAATGGCGGTTCGGTTACATTGCCCTCTTCATCAACCTGCTTGATGACATTAGACGGGTTGAAGATTTTTGTGACGGCTTTTGGCACGTCTTGAATGGGGACAATCTCGCCGCCTTGGTAGTAAAGCATTCCTCTGAACGTGGCGGCAATGCTGTTCAACACGTCATACGCTTCTCCGCGAGTGGTAATGTACGCATTGAAAGTAAACCGTGGCTCCCTTCTGCCTTTGCCATCAGGAACTAGCTCGTCGCAGTATTGGCCAATGGCATATAAAGCAAACTTGTCCACTTGCTCTTCTTTGATAAACTCCCCCGCCCCATACCTTTCATTAGTCAGCAAGTCATAAAACACCCACGCCGGGTTGTTGGAATAGACAGTTTGGAAGGTGCCGTTCCAAATGCCAGTGTACGTACGAGAGTTTGGCCTGTAGTTAGATGGCACTTTGATCTTGATGCCAAGCAAGTCAGCGGAAATACGCGGCACGCTTGTAAAGTTTTCGGCGCCTAGTTTTAGGCCAATCAGCGCAGTATTGGGGTAGCGAAATGATTGATCAACAATGCCAACAATGCTCTTAAAGAAAAAGTCATCACTGATGCGTCCACTGGTGGGGTCGGCAGTAATTCGCCTAACGCCTACAGTCCAAGGACCAGCACCAGACAGCCTATATTCATACTCAAAATCAACAGCTCCTCTTGACTTGCCAGTAATAGCCCTGCGTTGATTGACAATAACAGTGCCAGTAGACGTGGTAATCCTCACCCTGAACTCAACCTTGCTGCCCTTTACGTCGCCATTGTTTTTAACGAAAAACAGGCTGCCAACTCCCACGCGAATACGCAAGCGATTGAACAATGAGGAGGTGGTTGTTTTTACAATTTCACCTAATTCGTTCGTCACTTTTGTGTCAACTGATTGCTCTACGCGCACATCATCAAAGCCAACCATTGGCGCTTGGTTTTGCGTGCCAACACGGTAATCGGCAACTGCTCCATTGACTTCCCCTACAGAATCGTTCCTGACAAGACCAGGCGTTTTTGCATTGATTGTTGGCACAAGACTTCCTTTGCCAGCTTCCGCGCCGGAGCTGCCAGTGAAGATATTGGTTAGGGCAAAGTTGTAGCGTCCTTTGTCTGTCTTGATTGGTGTATCATCTAGGTAAATGCGAGTGAGAGGATCTGCTCTAGGTCCAAATCCTTGGATTTCCCCTTCTGAAATGACAGCCACAATCTGCGCGTCAGAGCGGCTTCGTAGGGTGTCAGGATCTTCCTTTGCACGCTTAGAGCCGCTTTTGCCGCCCCCGCCAGCACCGGAGATTAGCTCGTCTTCAAGCAGTTCTTCTGTCAGCATCACGCTGCCACTCCAACAGTAGAGATGGAGGAGCTGATAATGAGAGGGCTTGCAGCTAGGAACCTCCCATAGAGCAATGGCACGGGCAAGCCTTGGTTGGACGTTTCCGTGGCATTGTCAAACAGAAAACTGTCCAGTTTTTCGGAGTCGCCAGGAGTTTTAGGCGATGGGGTGAGGAGTTGTGCAACGCCTGACAAGGCAAGGCCAATGCCAATGTTGCCAGCCAATGCAGCAAGGCTTCCTGCAACGGCAGCCGCGCCTCCCGTAGTCACTTGACTGGCAAATGCAAGGCCAGCAAAACCTGCACCAGACGACAAAATTGCCACTGAAATTAAAGCAGCACCCAACAAAATGCGCCCTGTTGCGCCAGCACCGGACACCACTGGAGCAACAATCAGCCTCTTACACCCCATCGCAATTTCTTCATACGTCATACCTTCGGGGTCTTCATCCACTAGACGAAAGCCCATGCCGTTTTCATGCGCAGTGGCCAAATATTCCCGAAACCCTTTTAACTGGTGGGACAATGCACTAATCACTTGCTTTGGACTAGCCGCATCAAACTCGTAATAACGTCCAAACTTGCGCCCCAGCTCTCCAAGCAACTTCACTTGAACAAACATCACCAAAGCTCCTTGTGACGCAAGATTTTACAAGTGGCTTTTTTCCAATAGCCACCATAAACATTGGCTTCGGACAGTCTATCAAGAAGGTGGTGATAGAAAACACCAGCTTGCTCATCCGCCATGACGCCCACGTGATTTGGTCTTGCTGCTTGCAATTGCATGAGGATCATGTCGCCTCGTTGTGGGGAGCTTGTGCATTGCCTAAACCCTTGGCTTGCAAAGTTTTGCTCAAACATGTCCCATGCTGGACTTGACCACTCCTGCTCTTCGCCTCGCGGAAAGTCATCTAGCTCAATGTCAAACTCTCTAAACAGAAAGTCTTTCAGCAGCGAGTAGCAATCGTGGATGCCGTAGTGCCATTGCCTGCCAATGTAAGGTGCATTGCCAGTTGGGTCTGCATAATGCCAGTCGTCAGTGTCGGTGCAATACATCACCCATGGCGTGTTTGTTGCCTTACAAGTTGCAACGTCGCTGGGGCTGAACTTGTTAAATCCGCTGGTGTGGGAATGAAAAAATGCTTCAATGTCCCCTTTGTTAGATGCCTTGATGTAGTCCTTTGGGCAAATCGTGAAGTATTTTTCAGGCTCAGGATGGATGTTTTTGCATGGCCAGTATTGACCTTGCACAACCAGCCCGCAAGCTTCTTTGGGCGCCTCTTCAAAGACGTGCTTCAACATGTCGCCCTGAATGGAAACGATGGAAAAAGGCAGGACGTTCATCGTGAAGTGTTGGCACCAGGGAACCCGCCAAAGGGTAGCGACTGGTTAGGGAAACGCAACTGACAACTGCGCAAGCGCTTGCCGCATACGTCCGCCGCAGAGTTGCTTGTGGGCCTGTCGCGCTCGTCCGCTACTGGTCCGCCCGTGTAGCCACATTCGCTGCCCCTATATTTCCACTTACAGAAGTTTTGCGTGATCACGCGCCTAGGTAGTTGCAAGCCTTCTAGGTCAAGGACGCTGGCGAGCTGCCAAGTGATTGTTAGCTCTGTTTCGCCAGTCTTTTGCTCAATGTAGTAAATGTCGTCAGGAAACTCCTGGTTAGGGTTGGCGGAAGGCTCTCCGTCAAGATACTTTGCCAAGGTGCGGCGCCTCGTAATTTTTGCTCCAACAAGATCATCTAGCGGCTCGATAACATTGGAAAACGTGCCCAAGATGTTGGCAACAGTTAGCGTGGGTTGAGGGATTTGCCCTGAACTGTTACGTTCGTAGCCAGTGGAGACAAGAGGCAACGGCTCGTACGCTTTGCCTTTCCATTGAATCTTTTGACCATCAGGCTTGATTTGATTGGCAAAATAGAACTTGTCCGCTGCGTTTTTCGTGATGGGCTCTAGGTCAATTTCAAACAGTTCTACAAGGCCATCGTGCCAACTTTTTTGAACGTCAGAAGTGAGCGTCATAGGTCGTACACCTTCCGAAGCCTAAAGCGAAACACATTAGCATCTTTGCCTTGAATGCTCCACGACCAGCGGTTGTCATCTAGGCGATACTTGGCCACGGCAGGCTCGTCTTTCAACTTAGAAAAGAAGAAGTCGCCTTTCCTGTTGCGCAGCGTGGTGTTCAAGCTTGCCGCTTGCGCATCAGACAATGGCAAGGTTTCAATGGTATAAACCACAATGTCAGTGTTGATGCCATCAGGCGCCACTTGCTCATAACCATCGCCAAACTGTGCTTTGCGGATGCGGGAAGTGCGATCAATGTTGATTGCTTCGCGGCATGGAATGTCTGCCGTGTCAGGCATCACCTCCAACACTGAAAACTCACACACGTAGCCATTTTCATCACTTGGCGTCCATTGCCACTCATACGGGCTTAGGCGGTACAGTCGTGGTGCAGCGTCCAAGTAGAGCTGAGAGTAGAATGAGCCGCCTTGTAGGCCCTGCAGGATGGCTTCCAGCGCCAACGCAGACGTGCGCGACACTGGCCTTGTCCTCACTTCCACTTCCTTGATGGACCGCGACTGAGCAGAAGGTGTTGCCGTACCAGAAGCGGTTGCAATGCGAATGATATTGCTGCTTATAGATTGAGACTGCGTTAGTCCATAGTCAATGGCAAACTCAACGGTTGGCTCGTAAACCTGCTCAACGCTAAAAGTGAACAGATTGGCAGTGGGGCCAATAACTTGCCAGTCCCAAGTGTCGCCAATGATCCTATATTTGTACGTTTGATCGTCAAAATAGAACTGGCTAAAGAAAAACGAGCCTTTTAGCTCTGTAAGTTGCCTATCTAAAGCAATAGCAATTTCGTTATCAATGGGGACGGTCTTGATTTCATAGGCAGCCGTCAGTTGCCCATCGCCGCTTGGTACGGCATTGCCGCTAGTCGTTGCAAACTTTGCCACGTTGCCATACGTGGCCTTTGTGACCGTCAGGCCATATTCACAAGGCAGCGCAAAGATGGGTTGCGTCATCGCCTAGATCCTGCCAGTACGCCGCCTGGACGCAGTTCATTCACGATCACTTGCTTCACTGCTCCTTCTATCCTACGCCCAAAGTCAGAAGCGTTAGAGCTGTCGCTACTTTGCACGTTGCCATTGCCGTCAATGTTGATGACAATGCTGCTTTGAACATTGCTCGCCCCGCCGCCTAGTTCAACGGGAATAGATCGACCATCAGGCAATGGGACAACGGCTTCGTTGTAACGGCCTTCGCCCATGAGACTGAGCGTAGGGCCTGTGATGATACCTCCCGTGGCAAAAGCACCAGTGCTAAGACGCTGCGAAAAAGGCAGCACTTGCAGCGCTTCTGGAAGAGGAGGCAAAGGCTGCAATGCGGGCCATTGAATAGTGGCGGGAGCAGGGGCAGCAACTTCGGCGGCGCCAGCGCCAGGAGCGGCAGCAGACAACGGCGACGTGGCTCCTCTTAATGCGCTAAACAAGTTGGGAGCATTTTGCGCAATTTGTATTTTGGCCCATTCAGCAATCATCCTTGCAACCATGTCACCAAAGGAGTCGGCAATGGAGCGGAAGAATCCAGCAAGCGTTTCCTTGGCGGAAGCCGTGCCAGAAATCATCCCTTTGAACACTTGCCCAAATGAATCGCCCATGGCATTAAGAATGTTATCTACGCCTTCTGCCTGCACGCGGAATAATTGCATTTGCCTAGTGGCGTCTGCAACCAAGCTAGATTCAAAGTCTGGATCACCTTGACGCAAAGCATCTTCAAAAGCCCTAGCGGCATCGCCAGAATAGCCAGCCCGCAAACCTCGCCCCAAGAAGTTGCGCTCTTGCAAGATTCTTTCTGCTTCAGTTCGAGCACTTAATTCTCTTGGTATTCCTGAACGCTTTTCAAGGCGAGGTTCTATTCTATCTAAAAGACCAATTTGATTTTCGTACGCCTTGCTAATGTCGCTTTCTGTTTGTTTTCTTTCTTCAGCGTTTTCTATCAACGCAGCCTGCCCCAATGCGCCTGTTTCCGTTGCTTTTGCTTGAGCCCTAGCGAGGTCAAACATTGCTTGACGCTCGGCTCTTTCCATTGCCAATTCAGGCACCATGCCATCACGCATCAAGGCTAACTGCCTAGTCAAAGTATTCTCTTGTTCTCTAAAGCTTCTGTTTTGAGCTGCGATAGCGCTGCCTTGCTCAGTAAACTGCTTGAGAATTGCGTTGACAATGCCAGACTGCCTACTAAGAGCATTGTTAGTGTCATCTACTTGCCCTTGCGTGGTTGACAGGGCATCACTGCCAGCTTGCACGCGAGCGTCAAGGTCTTGCGTGTTTACACTGGGAACGTTGACGCTGCCAGTTACCGGCCTGAAAGGAACGCTGCCTTGTTGTCGCAACGCTGCAATTTGCCTATCAATTTGCAAAAATTCGGGCGGAATTGTGAAAGGTTCCCCTTTCTTGGGACGATACAACGGCCCTTGGACAGGATCAAACCCTTCCATATCCAGCACTCTTCCGGCGCCTAATGGCATCCTTTGCATTTGCAGCGATTCTCGTTGCAGCATGAGGGCAACAATCTTCCCTGCGTTTTCTAATCTTCTTGCTGCATCGCCAGTACCTTCCGAAATGATCCGCGCCACGGCTTGCGCATAAGAGCGTTGGATCTCGCCGTTCCTTCTGGCATAGCGTTCTCCTGCTTCGTTAATGGCATCAGCATTAGTCTTTTTGAACGCCTCAAGATCACGCGCTAGTTGTAGTTGCCTGTCTTGCGCTTCCTCTTCCCTAGTGATGCGTTCTTCCGTGTATTGACGAATGATCTCGCCAGCACGTTGTTCCGCCTCAATGACGCTTTCCCGCTCTCCTGTCAATGGGGCCTCTAGTGTTCTGACAAGGAAGCCTTCTTCTGTAGTGGCGGCCTGCAGCTCTCGGCGGGCGCGAGCAAGTTGACGCTCAGCTTGCAGTCGAGCATCTTGATACCTACGCTCCAGGCCTTCAGCCTGCTTAATGGCATTGATCCTTGCTTGAGCAATGTCATCTTCGTACTGCTCTCTGGACTTGGCAAGGCTTTCCTCTCTACGCTCTACAGCATCTAAATAAGCCTGCGCTTGGCGCTCTAGGTCTCGCGTGTCTGTTTCTTCGCCCTGTGGCGCCATGCCGCCACCAGGGCCGCCAAACTCTAGCCCTTGAGCACCAAGAGCCGCTTGGCCTCCGCGAGCCTTGAAAGCTTCCTCTAGCTCAGCGCGTCTTTTCTTTAGTTCTGCAACGCGACGTGCGGCTCTTGCATCACCATTGGCTTCAGCCCGCTCGATTTCTTGGTCAATCTTTTTGATCTGCAGCGCATAATCAGCAACATCCGCCATGTCAAGCGCCATGCGAATGTTCAATACTAGATTCTGAAAAAACTCTGAAATGTTATACAAGAGCCCGCCAATAATGCCAGTAGTGGTTCTGACAATTTTGACCAACACGCCAAACACATAGGCAAAATCTTCTGCCATTTGCGTGATAGTTGCCCTGTTCTCTTTAATAAAGTCAGTAATATATCTAATCCATTCAGCAAGAGAGTCTTGTATATCAGCACCACTTGTCCCAAAGGTGGAGCCAATGGCAACTTGCATTTGCTCAAACGCAACAGCAAGCCTCCTTCCTGCAAACTCAGGAGCAGTCGCAAGCTGCTCACTAAACTTTGCATAGTCTTCGTAATTAGATTTTGCAAAATTGATAAACTCTTCAATGCCAATCGTGCCGCGTTGCAAACCAACTTGCAACTCTTCAAAGCTAAGTTTATTTGCCTGAGCAAACCTCAACACTGCGCCAGGGAATCTATCCCCCAACTGCCCGCGAAGTTCCTCTGCTTGCACTTGTCCCTTGCTAAGGATCTGCACGACAGCACGCATGGCACCATCAAGGTCTTCAGCGCTGCCGCCAGCAGCAGACAGCGCTAAAGCCGTACCTTCTAGGATTTCTGCAGTGTCCTTAACGGACAGTCCATATTCCTTGGTATTGATCCTCAGTTGAGTGTATAGGCGTGTCGTCCGCTCCAGTGGCATCAACACGCGCTGGCTGATATCTGCAATGGTCTCCTGCGCCATTGCAAAATCTTGCGCATCAATAGAGGCCATTGCCAAGCCTCTACGCAACTGTTCAACAGACGCTGCTTGCCTAGTAACTCCAGCAATGGCAGTGCCAATGTTGTCAGCCGCTTGGCCTATGGCGGCACCAGCAAATGCCCCAGGCAAGCCACCAGCCAAGCCGCCCGCAATGCCTCCAACAGCGCTACCAACGCCGCCACCAAGGCCGCCGCCGTACAAGAATGCACCACCAGCAGCACCAGCGCGTTGCCCTGGCGTTAAAGGCTTTCTGCGGACGCGCTCAATGCCTTGCTCAAGCTTTTGAATTTCCTTGTTAAGGGTTTTCCATTCTCGCGTGTCAGGCTTAATATCTTCAGCCCTGATTTGTAGCAGCCTGAGCTGCCCTTCCATGCGATTAAGGCTGCCAGGCGCAAACGCTCCTAGTGAAGCTTTAATTTGTATGGCCTCGGCAGCATTACGTGTTTTCCTTAGGTCGGTGTTGACAATGCCAATGTT